AGGCCAATATAATTACAAAACAGTTTTTGATGAAACTTTAGAATCTGTTAGTGAAGCTAAAAGAAAAGTAATCTGGTTTTTATTCAATAGAAATGGAGACGCTTAAATCATTTACAATAGGAGATGTAGATTATCAACTACAGTGTTGTACATTTAGTGCAGCACATCATAGCCATTCTCGTTATTTTTTAAGAATTTGGAAACCTAATAACGAAAAACTTTCTGTAGTATATTCGTGGCATGATCAGACCTATAATCTTTATCACGTATTTATTCCCGGCATTATTACTAATGGGTTTAATAATGTGAAAGACGTTAAAGTTAGAATATTAGAACATTTATTGTATGGTACTTAGAAAGACATTTACTTTAGGAGATAAAGAAATCAAACTTATATTTAAAACGCATAAAGACAGTAACTATTATAAATTTGTTTTAGTAGTAGGAGGAATTACGTGTATAGTTTACGAAAGGTATGTACATAACTTTATTGTTTACGATACTAGAGATGGATATAATGACGGAGCTTATTATATTTGTAAAACAATATATGAGTGTAAATCTAAAATAATGGAATTATTATTATATGGTAATAGATAAAATGATAACAATTCATGGAGAAAAATGGCAATTGTATGTTACTACAGATAATAATTATTATAATCTTTATATGACTTTAGCTAAGAATAATGATTTAGGAGTATATATTTTTGTTGTTAGAGCATATCATAGATCATATCATAGATCAGATTATAGATTTGAATATCATCGTGGTTTCCAAGGCAAAACCATTTTTGTAAATACAATGAAAGAAGTAAAAATAGAAGCGTTAAAATTTTTAACAACAAATTATGAGTAAAGTTTGGCAACAATCAGGTAATACATTCTTCAAAGGAGATTCAAGCTCCCAAATAGATAAATTACCGTTAGGAGTATTTTTAATTAAAGATAATCCCAGAACAGGTTTATATTTAGACAAAGTATCTGAAAATTTTACATTTAACCATAAAATTTATGGTAAAGACCAAGAATTTATTAATAGGTGTGCTAAAACATACCAAGAAACAAGTGGTAATTTAGGCGTGTTATTATCAGGTACTAAAGGTACTGGTAAATCTGTAACCGCTAAACTACTGTGTAATAAAATGAATCTTCCAGTAATCTTGGTTGATTCTGAATATGAAGATTTAGATACATTCTTAGCAGAAATTAATCAGGAAGTTGTTGTAATGATTGATGAATATGAGAAAATTTTTGAAAAGTCGCACATGCTATTATCTGTGATGGATGGTGTAAGTATGTCTAGCTTTAGAAGAGTGTTTATATTAAGTACAAACGATTCATTTATTAATGAAAATATGCTTAATAGACCTTCTCGTATTAGATACCATAAACCTTATGGTAATCTTGAGCCAGAAATATGCAAAGAGATTATTGAAGATATCTTAAAATATCCTGAACATGCTGAAAACTTGCAGACTTTGTTATCTGAATTAGAAATAGTAACTATTGATTTAGTGATTTCACTTATTAATGAAATTAATATTCACAATGAACCAGCTTCTGAATTTATTAGCTATTTCAATGCTGAAAAAACAAATCTTAAATTTGATGTTTTAGATGAAGAAGGAAATCTTGTTTTTGCAGGAATTCAATTTGCTCATTATAATATTGTAAAGAAACCTAATGGTTATATTGGCTATAGCATTCAAATCCATAACGAAAATGATGATACTATCGTACTAGGAACATTATCTTCAGTAAAAAGTGGAGTTTATACTTTTAAAACTGATGGTAAATATGATAGCGAACTTGATGAAATGGTAGGATGTAACAGCATTAGTTATAAAATCAGAAGGGCACATAATTTAATGTACGCATATTAACATGTTAACAATAACAAACGAAAGTAACTACCTAGCTAAACCAGTTCAGTTAGGTACACCTAAAAAACATCCAAACGCTGATAGACTTCAGATTTGGAATGTAGATGGTTATGATGTAATTACAGATCTTTCAAGTAAAGAAGGAGATTTAAAAATCTATTTCCCACCTGAATGTCAAATTCATCATTCAATCTTGAGTAAAATGAACATGTATTCAGATAAGGATTTGAATGCAGATAATACTCAAGTAGGATATGTCAGTAAATCTCGTAGGGTAAAAGCTGTTAAATTGCGAGATGTAATTTCAGAAGGTATACTTTTACCTTATGTTGAAGTTATGAACAGTTTAGGGATTGCTTATAATGATCTTGAATTAGAAGGTAAATCATTTATTGGTCAGTTATTTGACACAGTTGATGGTACAGTTATTTGTCAAAAATATGTTCCTGAAACTAAAGAAGTTAGATCTGGTACAGGAACTGGAATTAAGAAAAAGAATTCAGTTGCTGATATTTTGGTAGAACCATTTCCATTTCACTATAGTACTTCTAAACTTCAAGATAATATTTGGAAGTTTGATAACGAAGATGATGTAATTGTAATTACAGATAAGTGGCATGGTACATCAGCGGTATTTAGTAACTTGTTGACTAAAAGAAAACTTTCATTTTGGGAAAAAGTGAAACGGTTTTTTGGATCTAATATTAATATACTTGAGTACAGTAAATCATATTCATCTCGATCAGTTGTAAAGTCTATCGAAGATAAATATAATATTCCAGATGGAGGATATTACAACTCTGACATTTGGGGTAAAGTATTTGATACTGTTAAACAGTATCTGTTTCAAGGTTATACCATTTATGGTGAGATTGTAGGATACGTTGGTGATACTAAAATGGTTCAAAAAGGATATGACTATGGTTGTAAACCTGGAGAACATAAATTTTTAGTTTATCGTATTACTGAAAACAATGCCTTTACTAATGGTCAAACTGTTGAGTATAGTTGGGCTGAAATTCTAGATTTTTGTGATCAACATGGTTTGGAAGCTGTACCACAATTATATTACGGTACAATTAAACATTGGAAAGAAGTTCATAACACTACGGGAGATACTCTTTTAGATGCTCTTAAAAAGGTATATCTTGAAAAAGATTGTACTCACTGTATTAGTAAAGTCCCAGCTGAAGGTATTTGTATTAGAAATGAATCTGGTAACAAAATTGCTTATAAACTAAAATCTAAAAGATTTCTGTTAGCAGAAACTGAAGCTTTAGATAAAGGTGAAGAAGTTGTTGAATAATTAATAAACTAACCCTTTCTAGTTAATAGATTGGGTTAGTTTTAATTTTATTAAAATGGATCGAGAATTAATTGAACAAATACAAGAAATAACAGAGTTTAAATTATATAGGTTGTGGAGAGTTGGTAACTCTAAATCAAAAGGAAGTTGGGAGACAACTCAGTTATTTAAAAATATTAATGAAGATACTAGCAGTTTACAATCCACTTAGTGGAGGTAGTTATCATAGAGTTAAACTGTGGTCAGAGTTTGTAGAGAATGTTACTTTAGTGCAAGATCTAACAGAAGATTTAGTTAAGGATTGTGACATTCTTTACATTCACTGGAATAGTAAAACGGCTATAACTCAGTTAAGTATTTGGAGAGAAAAATATCAGTTTAAGATTATTGCTGATATTGATGATACTTGGAATTTATCTGGTCATTTTGACGGTTCTGTATTTTTGAGTCAGCACTTATGCTTATTAGCAAATCAAGTAATTGTAAGCACAGAAAGATTAGTTCCAGACATTATGGAATGGAATAAAAATGTAAAAGTTATTCCAAATTATTTACCTGTTCAACATGGTCAGTTTCAACTAAAACCAAAACCTGATAGAAAGATTAGGATTGGTATTGGTGGATCTATTAGTCATTTTGAGGATTACATGTCTTTAAAAGGAACCATTAAGCAGTTGGAAAGATCTGACTGGTTTAATAAGAATTGTGAATTTGCAATCATTGGGTATGATAATTTAGATTGGAGATGGCAAAAAGTAGCAGATATGTTCAAACAAGTTAAGATCTTTAGATATAAATCTTGTGAAGAATACATGTCTTTGTATGATGAGTTAGATATAATGTTACTACCTTTATTGGATACAGAAATAAATAGATCAAGATCTAATTTGAAGGTTTGGGAATGTAGATGTAAAGGAGTATATCCAATTATAAGCAGTTTATATCTTGATAAAGATGATAATACAGACTTAGTTGTAGAAAATTGGGTAAGAAATATTAAAGATTATATAGACAACTCAAAACCTTATAAATATGAATTTCCAGATTATAAAAAAGAGTGTGTAGATACAAGACTAGAACTGTTTAATAAATCTGTTACAAATACTAGTGAGCACAATTTATTTTCTATTACTTATAAAGAAGATCAAGATGTTGAATACTTAAAAATCCAAAACAGAGTATCTGGTATTGAAAAGAAAAGTTATTTATTTGAATATAATCCTATTATTAATAAAATAGATAAATTTACAAGTGGAGATTCTTACACAGCATTCTTTAGTCATAAGTTTCCACATAAAACAGGATTCTATAAAAAGTATGTAGAAGAAATTTTAGATAATGAAGATTCGGATGTAGTAATATTTTGTAAACAATATTCTAACTATTTAGAGTGGACTGAACAACAATATCCTGGATTTATGGATTTATTTATCAAAGTTTGTCAGAAACTAGAGTTGGTAATTCCGCCAGAATATCCAGTAGTATATTCTAATTTCTTTGCTGCTAAAGCAAATGTATATAAAGAATATGTCGAAGTTCTTAAAAAAGCTATTGATATAATGGAAACCGATTTAGAAATTAAAAAGTTGTGTTGGCAAAATTCTAATTATAAAAGTGGATTATCAACAGAAGATTTAAGGAAATATACAGGATTGGAATACTATCCATTTCACACTTTTATTTTAGAAAGATTGATGTCTGTATGGATTATGAATAAAAATTTAACATATGCTGTATATGTCTAGATTAAAATATTATGATAAAAACTTTTATAAGATTTTGGTTAGCTAAGTTGTTTAGCAAACTAATAATAAGATTAATATGGCCAATTTTATATTTTATTGATCATAAAGCCATGATTAAAGAGATTATTCCGTTTGATGATATTTTTGAGTATGAATGTGAAAGTCATGAAGAAAAGGTTTTGTATTTAATGGCTCAAAATATAGATGTGGATGAAATAATTAACGACGAAAAACTTTGTCGAAAAATAGCTAAAATGTATATTCGTATAGTATTAAGAAATGTTACAGATGAAGATTATAGAATATTAGCTAATGGTAGTTAAAGATGTATGAAGATTTTTTATACCTAATCCTTTTACTTAAATGAAATCTTATTTAAAGTAATTAGGTTTCATTTTTATTTAGAATATGATCTTAGATAATAAACTAAAAAACTATTTTGACAGCAAAGGTCAAAATACAGACGAGTGCATAATGTATTTGCTAGCACTTAAGCATGGATTGAAATATAGATGTTCTGAAGAGACATTTCAATTTTTAGTTAGTGAAAAATTTATTAAATTAGATTTGAAATCTAATACAATAATTCCTTTAATTGGAGTTTATGAAGGTGAGGTTGTAATTATACCTGAAGTTGATTTAAGTGTTGAACAAGAAGTTAGAGATAGAGTTGATGAATATCGTAAGCTATTTAAAGGTATTAGATCTAACAGTATTGGTGACAAACAAAAAGTTATTCAGTTACTCACCCAATTCTGTTTAGAAAATAATGTGGAAATAGATACTATTATATCTGTTACCAAAATATATATAGATAATACTGAATACAAGTTAAATGCTGATAACTTTATTAGTAGATTAGATAAGCAAGGTGTAGAAGTAAGTGCTCTTAAAACAGCTTTAGAAGAGTATAACATGGATTCAAACGACAATGGATTATGGAAAGTGATATAACATTGGGGACTGCTGGTAAAGTAATTAATCAGTATAATGTCGCACTTTTACTTGGAGGATTAAGTCATGCGTTTGTAGCAGCAAGTAAACATCATAGAAACGTTCAAAGAAATCTTAGACCTGAAGATACAGTTGTTATAGATTTATTTAAAAATATTTCAGATATGGACTTGCTAGTTCAAAGTAGAGAGTATGTTGAAGCTTTAATTAAGAGTTCTGAATATCATAAAATAGATCAGTATCTTAACCAAGGATTTATTAGTAACTACATTTTTAAACTAAAAGAGATGTATGAAATATTATGATTTTGTATGTTTGAAATTTGATTTTTGCATAGTAATGGCTAATTATTTTAGAAGATTAGACTTACATTCGTATATTGATTCACGACATGCTAAAAAATATGCTGCTGAATTAAAAGCTCGTGTTCAGATTTCTAATGAAATATTGGTCTTATACGAAATTCTTAATGCTACAACAGAGTTTGAAGAATTGATAAATAATCAAGAGATTATCGACATATTAATATCTCAAGTTAAGTATTTTAGAGAAGTAATGCCAGAATTTTATCCAGCTAGATTTAATATTGAAGAATATGAGCAAGAAATCAAAAAGACAATTTCAGAAATATATTGAGTATTATACTGCAGCATTAAGACGTGTACATGGAGTTGAACGAGCACCTGGATATTTTCCACAATTACATGTAGCAATTGATTTTTCTAAATTACCTCATGAAGATGCTGTTGTATTCGATCTTATAAGAAATGTTGATTTCAATTTACTTTTTCAAAGCATAGAATTTCGTGAAATGTTAAAACATAGAAATAAATTTTATGAATCAAAAATAGTTAAGTTATGACTAGAAAAGAACTTCGACTAAAAAGAAAGATTGGAATTACTCGAATAAGAAATCTAGAATATAAATGGAATAAATATTGTAAACATTTTTGGACTACTTCATTGTATTGGAGAAGAGTAGATTCAATTAAACCTGATAACCCTCAAGCTGAAGAATTGTATAAAAGTAAAGAATTTATAGAAGCTTTAAAAGAACATTCCGATTATGGCAAGAAATAAACCTGCAAAATTTAGATTCGAGATAGCGCAATTTGAATATTTATGCTGGAAACATGCTCATCAAAATCAAGCCGATGTATCTCCAACAGATAAAGTTTTAATTGAAATGATAAAATCTATTGATAGTTCTGAACTATATCATAGTAAAGAGTTTAGAGCAAAATATAAATCGAGAAGTAAACAAGTGAAAAATGAAATACATAAGCATAGCAAAGTTGTATCCAAGTCTGTTTAATTTTATACCAGGCTGGATTAGAGGAACTTATTATTGCATTACAGGAGCAACTGGCTCAGGTAAATCAAAGTTTGCAAGATATAGTTTTGCAGAATGGACTTATAAATATTGTAAGGCAGAAAAAATACCGTTTAAAGTCATATACTTTGCTTTAGAAGAATCTTACGATTTTTTCTGGACTACAATGATTTTAGATAGGTTAAAAGATCGACACAATATTGATCTGACATATTATCAATATAAAGGATTTCATGAAGGTATGACTCCTGAAACTCAATTGTTAATAGATGAAATTTTACCTGAAATTGAGGATATGAAAAAATATATCTCTGTAATAGATGATGTAGATAATCCTACAGGTTTGTTAAAAACAATTGAAAAAGAATTAGCTGAATACGGTCAATTAAGTATTACAAAAACTGCTGAAGATGAACAAGGAAATTCAATAACATTTAAGCAGTTTAGATATAATGATCCTAATTTTCATTGTGTAGTTGTTGCAGATCATATTGGTTTGTTAGTACCAGAAAAGAACATTTATGCTAAAGTTGATACTTTACATTTAGCTATTAGTAAATGGTCAGAGTATGTTGTTAAATTGGTTACAAAAAGATATAATTGTATTACTGTTTCAGTTCATCAGCAAGAAATGGCTTAACAAATAAGGTTTAAGCATGAAATATAAACAATATAAAGATAGTGTTGTAAATAAATATACTCAAGGTCATACATCTATTCAAATATCCGAAGATTTAAATATTCCGTCGTATGCTGTCAGAAGACTGCTACATGAGAATAATATAAAACTTGGACACAAGACTCCATTCAAAAGTAAGAATCAAATTTCTATAAGTTCAAAACTTGTAGAAATTATTAATGGTTCTTTACTCGGAGATGGATTTTTAAGTAGATATATTACAAATAGTAATCGTAAAAATTGTAATAGTAAATTAATGATTAATTATTCGACAGTTAATGACGAGTATGCAAATCATATATTTAACTTACTAAGTTTAGAGTGTAAAACATATAAATATTGTTTTAATCGAAATCTTGAAAATAAAAAGATTAAGGATAATGGAATAGTTACTATTAATACTTGTCAGAATCAATCGTTTAATTCTTTTAGAGATACTTGGTATCCTTTTGGAATAAAAATTGTTCCGTCAGATATTATTTTAACCCCATTAACGTTAGCTATTTGGTTTCAAGATGATGGATATAAACATAAATCTGGTTCATATTATTTATGTACAGATAATTTTAGTTTTGCAGATTTAAAGATATTACAAAAGGCATTACTTAGAGATTTTAATATCAAATCCTCGGTTCATTGGAACGGTATTAAGCAGAGAGTTTATATTAAAAAAGAAAGCTCTGAAATATTTAAAACTATAACACAATCGTTTATTTGTCCTTTCATGAAGTATAAACTTCACTAGGTCATGTAAAATCGGAAGAATTGCTGGAAGTTCCTTAGAGTTCTATAAACTACAAAGTAATCTGAAAAGATAAGCTTGAATGTTTGAAAATTATAGAAATTGGATAATCAGCAGCCGAATCCCTGAACGTTAATAAGTATGGGAAAGGTTCAACGCATAATAGGTGAGTTATAACAAACAATAATCCTAACACGAGAATCCGACAGTTTAATAAACTGAAGATATATGCTGAACTATAGAGAAATCTATAGAGGTAAAGATAAAAAACTTTACGATAACAAAATTGGGTGAAAATAATGACAATTTCAAATTAGGTAGATTAGAACCTAGTGAAACTAAATTGGGAGATAACAAACTGGTAGCACGTGATTATCAAGTAAACATTGGCATCTTTAATCCAATTAAATACAGCTTACCATCGTATTTGGATTATAATATTAAAAGCTTTGGAGATAATTTTAGAACTATTCATATACTTAAACATAGAAATGGTATAGCTAATATAGCTAAAGCTATGTGGTTCTATGGAATTGGTAATAAGTTTGAAGAATTACCAGAAGCTAGTAAAAAGAAAGAGTTAGAAGACTTTATAAAAGCTAGAAGAAATGGAAATAGATAATGACGTTAATTTAGAATCTCCAATGTCCACTCAATATGTAGATTGGAACAAATTACCACCTGAAGAAAGACTTAAAAAGATTAATAAGTCTAGAAATTATTTAAGATACAAACTAATTAAAGGTTTAAGAATAGAATCTTATCATCCATTATTAACTCCAGAAGAAAAGATTTTTATACAAGCTATGAATGATAATAGACAAGCTATCGAATTGGCTAAATATGGTTTATTGCGAAGTTTTTATGAGAATTGTCCTAAAGTTGGAAGCACGTTAGTTAGAAAAGAAAAGAAAATTCCAAAACCTTTACACGATATTATTGGGGATGTCACAATTATCTAAAAAACAACAATTGGCTTTAAAACGAGGTCAGTTTAGAAGACACTTTACTTGTTGCAAAGGTTTACTAGGTTATGTTTGGTTTAACAGAGAAGAATTGTGTTTATCTATAAAAGAGCGAGCAAAAATCCAACAAGCCTATCTTATTTTATGTGACCTGGATGACGACTATGTTGAAACAGGAGTTGAAATGGGATTAAAAAGAAAAACACTTAAAAATATAGAAATTATATGAACGAAGTAACTTTATATGATGATGTTGGAGTAACTTTAAAAAAGTTGCTAATGATTGATCCATATTATGCATTATTTATGATGACTCTTGATAAACAAGAGACGGATAAAGTGCCTACGATGGCAGTAGGATTAAATGGTATGAACGTAGTTCTTTATATCAATCCAAAATTCTGGTTTGGTATGTCAAGAGAAGAAAGATATGGAGTGTGTAAACATGAAATGCTACATCTGTGTATGATGCATTTGTTAACAATGGATAAATATTCAAATCACAAGCTCGACAATATTGCTTGTGATGCTGAAATCAATCAGTATATTAATCTTAAATACCTACCTAAAGATTGTATTACTTTAGATTCTATTAAAGAACAATTTGGGGTTGATTTAGAACCTAAAAAGGGTAGAGATCATTACTATAAAGCTTTACAAGATAAAGTACCTGAAGATCATGATTTAGGAGATGCTGAACATTTTTGGGAAATATTTGATCAGTTGTCAGAAGCTGACAAAGCTGTAATACAAAATCAGATTACATATCAAATGGAAGCTGTAGCTGATGAATGTAGAAAATCCCAAGGAAGTATTCCTGGAGAAATTGCAGCTATTATTGCTCTTAAGAAAGAACCACCAAAGTTTGATTGGAAAAAACATATTAGACAGTGGGTTGGTAATAGTGCCGAAGTAGAAACTAAGACTACAAGATTTAAACCAAATCCATATTTTCCAGGAACACCTACTACAAAAATTAAGCAAAAGCAAATGCTTTTAGCAGCAATTGATACTAGTGGTTCGGTAAGTATTAAAGAGTTGGAAGAATTCATGTCTGAAATCTACAACCTATGGAAAATGGGTAACACAATTACTATTTTATGTGCAGACACCACTATTTATGAACCTTATATTTATAAGGGACAACATGATATTAAAATTCATGGTAGAGGAGGTACATATTTTACACCTATTTTGGAATACTTTAATAGTAGACCAGAATATTCCAGCATGATTTATTTTACAGATGGGTATGCAGAATTACCACCTAATGCAACTAGACCAATGTTGTGGGTAATTTCCAGTAATGGTAGTCCAGATGCAATCAAAGATCATAATGGTAAAAAATTAATTATAGAAAAATAAAAATTACAATGTCTAAAGAAAAACATTCAAGAATTCAATTAACTCCTGTAGCAACAAAAGAGCACTTAATGCAATATGTAGCTAACTGTGAAATGCAAATTAAAAGAGGAGAAAGACCTACTAGCTTATGTATTGAAGGTGAAGCTGGGATTGGTAAAACAAGTTTGATTCGTCAACTAGCTAAAGAACTGGGCTATAAAATTCATGTGGAAAATACAGCAGCTATTGATGATTTAGGCCACTTAGTTGGATTTCCAGATAAACAATATCTGTTTAAGGAAAATGGGGAGCTTAGATGGATTCCATCTGAATTTCATGAGGAATTTAGTAAGAAAGCTGAATTTACTGGTGATACTAGAATGTCTTATGCAGTACCACATTGGTTAAAAGAGTTAGGTCCAGATGATAAGTTTATCTTGTTTTTGGATGATTACACTAGAGCATTACCAATGGTTATGCAAGCTTGTATGTCTGTTACTGAAGAATATCGTTACAAGAGTTGGGAACTACCTAAAAATAGTATTGTGATGTTGTCTACTAATCCAGATAGCGGTGAATATTCAGTTGCTAGTTTGGATACTGCACAAAAGACTCGGATGAGATATATTGAAATGGTTTTTGATACTCAATCTTGGGCACAGTGGGCAGAATCAGCTAATATTGATGGTCGTTGTATTAACTTTGTATTGCACAATCCAGAACTGTTTAGTCGTAAAAAAGATGGAATTGGTGGACTACGTGAGTACAATGCTCGATCTATGACAAAGTTCTTTAATGATATTGGTTGTTTACCAGATTTTTCATCTAACTTAGGTTATGTGAAAATTTGTGGAGATGGTAGCATTGGTCAAATGTGTACTGACACCTTTATTAGTTTTGTACATAACAAATTAGATCTGTTGCCAAGTCCAGAGCAATTGATTAAAATGGAAACTGATAAAGCTTTATTGGCTTTGAGTACTGTATGTGGTAATTATAAAACTAGAGATAGTTTTCAACCTGCAACTGCTAGTATTCTAGCTTCAAGAATTGTGAACTATGTTATTTATGGTCAACATGATGAATGGGGTAAAGAAAAGAATCAAAAAGTTATCAACATGATTTTACACAACAGTTTTAGTGAAGATATGAAATTCCATATGGCTAAAGCTTTCATGAGTCCTGCAGCAAAAGCACAATCTAGTAAACTACAACACATTACTCTACACCCAGAAATCATGAGAATGATGGTTGCTGGATAATTTTAAGCATGAATCCAAAAATAATCAAATTAGCAAGTGGTGAAGCTTTATACGCCAACCGTGATTTAATCAAATTTATTAGATCTGTAATTGCTCTTCCTGGTGAAGTAATTAAACCTGGAGATAATATTTATTTTTTTAAAAAAGTAGATTTCCAAAGAGGATTATTAGATGTATCTGCCAATAAATTTCAACGAGTAATTAAGATGGAAAAGGCTAATGTCGTAGTTGTTAATAGTGAAATGTCATTTCCAGAAAATGGTGTATCGTTTAAAGATAACAAGTTAGACATTAATTTACCAGTTGGTGAAGCTGATGACATACTGTTTAACATATCTGCTTATGGCGCAGATTATGTTGATATTATGAAACAGTGGTTGGAATTTTTTCATTTAAAAAATAAACCACGAGTAGCATTCAATAAAGAAATTATTGAATATGTTAATTCTGGAATTATTTTGAATGAAGAAACTTATCAAGGTGTACAAGATTTAATGAGAAATGATTTGGCTATTGCAGCCAAAATGATAGACACTTGCGATATCAAAAGTTCTTTTTTGTATATCATGTGTATATTGTTTTTTGAGCAAGGATACAATCAACAGAATAGAAGCTTATTTTTAAGACTAAGTTCTGTAACACAATCTTATTTGATTAATCGTGGGTGTGGTAATGTAATTCCATCATCAGTATTTAATGAAATGTTAGGAGTAGATTTCATTCGTGAAAAAATGACTGCTACATTAGTTCATAAAATCAATGAAACTATTAAACCCATTATTGCTGGCACACCTTTAATTGAAACATATAATGTTGATATTGCATGGAAGAAGCCGACACAATAAGTAATTATTATACTTCAGAGCCATTTGGTACTAGATGGCAAATGAAACTTGATGTCCAGAAAGAGTTTGATAATAAAATTGAAAGTGGAGATAAGGTTTATTTTTTAGATAAACCTACTTGCTTAATGTCTGAATTAGATCTATACTTATCTTCAATTGGAGTCATTCGGGTTAAAAAGCAAGACTTGGCTGATAAAATTGTTAATGGTTGGGATTGTTGGTATAGATACCCAAAGTTCAGTATTTCTAGCAGGTTAGATCTAATGTCAGATATTCCACAAGAAATTTATTTACGTCATAAATCAGTATTTCTTAGTAAATTTACAACAGATTTAAAGAAGTGGCAAGATGATCAAAGAATAAGAATTGAGTTTGATTATTCAATGTATGAAACTCTTTGGGGTTGGCTTGAAAGTAAATCTGAAGAAAATATTAGATTAGCAGCTGGAGTTATTATGACTATTGATTGGAAAGATGAAAAATTCTTATTAGATTTTTTGATTCAGTATTTTTGTGCTGAAATTAAAACTGGAAAGTTAGGTAGTATCCCAGGATGGTCTACTTTTGCAAACATTAACCAACTTTGCTGGAAAAATTAT